GGCGACGCCCTTGTGGCTCTTCGTGCGCCCTGCCTATGCGTCGCGGATGCCCACGAACCCTGAGTACGTCGGGCCCGTGCGGCTGGCCGACTACAACCCCATCAACGGCCAGGTCGGCGATCCGCTCAAGAACGCCATCACCTTCGTGGGGGCGGGCTCGCTCTCGCGCGTGGCGACCTGCTCGTCGTAGACCCCAGAACTGACCGCCCAAGGAGGCGAGTGATGCCGACCGCTCCAACGATGGTGCTGATTGATGAGATGCGCCCCCTGCTCTACCGGAGCATGGACATGATGCTCTTCGAGGACCAGGTGGGCACGGGCTGGTTGACGGCCATCACCCAGCGGAACGAGAAGCACCTGGTCTACCTGCTGTGGGCCGGGCTGCGCTACAAGGATCAGAGCATCACGCCGAGCAAGGTCTCCGAATATCTCGACCGCGCGCGGGACAAGGACCGTTCGTTGGCCGAGTTGTGGGAAGGCGTGGGTCAGGCGCTGCGCAACAGCGGGTTTCTGCCCAGGGAGGTGCAGAACGGCATCCCTACGATGACGGACGCGAATACGCCGCCCGCGCCCCCTGGCGGTGGCCCAGTACCCGGGCCTGGCTAGAATCCATCGAGCCCGAGGCGTATGCCTTGGGCGCGGTGCAGAGTAGCGAGCATCTGCTCGGGCTGCCTGCCGCCGATGTCGAGCGCATCGTGGCGGGAGCCCGGCGGCGGGAGGAGCGGATGCAGGACCATGTGATGCGGCTGTTCCTCGGCATCATCTCGCCCTACCTGAAGGAGCCCATCACCGCGCGCGACCTCCTCGGCCGCGAACTGGGCGTCTCCAACGTGCCGGGCTATCGCCCCCTGCCCCCCAAGAGGCCCAATGCCTGAAGGCGTGACGATTGCCACGCTGATTGCGCAACTGCGCCTCGACCTCTCGGGGTTCGAGGAGTCGGCGCGGAAGCTCGCCGCCAGCCTGAAGACTGTGGAAGATGGCTTCGCTGCCGTCTCGCGGCCGTCTGACTCGCTGAACGCGCAACTCGCCGACATGAGCAGCGTCCTGGGGAGCCTGGGGCTCAACACAGGCACCCTCGGGCGGGCCATGACTCTGTTGATGCATCCGCTCACGATGATCGGGGCCGGTCTCCTTGGAGTCGAGGAGGCTGCGCGCCGCAGCCTGCGGGCCATCATGGACAATTCCCGCGAGGTGGGGCGACTCATGGCGGTGTCGGGCCTCGGGGCGGAGGCAGCCGACAACCTCGGGGACACGTTCAAGATTCTCGGGCTGGGGACCGATGCGGTCACGGTGGCGATGTTCCGCATGGCGAATGAGTTGGAGACAGGGGCCGTCGGGCTCACCCGCCTCGGTATTTCGATCACGGATAGCGCGGGCCAGATGAAGGCCGAGGGGGAACTGTTCCTGGAGGTGCGCGACCGCATCGCCTCGCTGGGGTCAGCGGCGGAGCGCAGCGCGGCGCTCTATGACATCTTCGGGCGCTCGGGGCGCGCCTTGACCCCGATCTTCTCGTTGAATCGCGAAGAGTTCATCAAGTGGATGGAGCGGGCCGAGCGCGTGTCGCCATGGGCGGAGGAGGCCCAGCAGAAGGCCACGGAATTGACCCGCGCGGTGTCGGAGATGTCGGTGGCCTGGGAAGGGTTGCGCGAACCCCTCGGCCTCGCCCTGGCCTCTTACGCCACGATGGCGGCCAATTCGATCACCAACCTCATTGTCAAGGTCAATGACTTGGTGCACGCGCTGAGCACCCTGCCCGGCGTCAGCGTTCCGAAGTGGCCCGCATTGCCCGACATCGAAGTCCCGCCCCAGTTGAAGGAGGCGATGGGCTTCCTCCTCGGCAAGATCAAGGCCACGCCAGACATCTCGGTTCCCGACGTGCAGATTCCGCCGAATCTCCAGCGGATCATGGACTTCTTCATCCCCCGCCGCTTCGAGGGCAACCTGGAGTCCCTGAATCTGGGAGGCAAGCCGCCGTCGACGATGCAGGCGGAAGGCCCGACGGGGCTCTTGCCCGAGGCGGGGCGCGGGCGCGAGGGCGGCGGCCTGGTGACAGAGCCCCCGGGAGCGGCCACCCGCACCTCGGCGCTCCAGATGCAGGCCGACGTGCAGAAGGTCATGCAGGACCTCGCGGCGGCCCAGGCCAAGGCCGCCCAGCAGGCGGGGGAACGTGAGATTGCCGTGCGCCGCGAGCAGATGGCCGAGGTCGAGGCGTTGCAGGCGCGGCTGCGCGACATCGACACGCTCACGGCCAAGACCCGCGAGGCGTATGACACCCGGCTGGAGATTGCCCGGCGGGCCGCCGACGTCGAGGGAGTCAGCGTCCGGGCGGTGGAGATGGAGCGCCAGGAGCGGCTGGATGCGCTGGCCCAGCAGCGGTTGCAGGTGCAGGGGCAGATCGCGGGGGCGAACACCAAGCTCGACCAGGCCCTCGCGGAGCAGGCCCTCGCCTACATCCAGTTGAACCCGAACATCAGCGAGGCCGACAAGCGCACGATTGCGCTCAACGCGCAGTTCGAGAAGTTGGCGCGCCAGTCGACGCCCGAAGTCGCGGAGCAGATTCGCGCGATGGGCGCGCGCATCATCGACCTGACGACGGGCCTGGGCTCGCTCGAAGCCTCCACGAAGGCGGCCGGGGCCCTCTCCTTGCGCATCGACACGACCCGCCTGAAGGATGCGGAGGACAAGGTCGCCGCCTTCACCACGCGCTACAACAAGCTCGTGCAGGACCTGGGCCCCGAGAACGCGCTCACGATCCGGGCGAAGACCGAGTTGGATGCCGCGATCACCGCGCTGAACGACATCGCCTGGAAGGAGAAGGCGGTGGTCACGCAGACGGAGTTGATGGCGGCGGCCTTCACCGACGAGATGAAACTGATGGGCACGCTCACGGCGCAGTGGGAGGCCTTCGCCGAGGCCATGGCGGCGGCGAGCCGGGAGGCCATCATCGCGCGAGAGGCGATCACGACCCGGGCGGCGGCGCTCCAGGGGGCGGGTATGCAGGGCGTGCGGCCCGCGCGCGAGGAATAGGCGGCGATTCAGGCGCAAATTGGGGCGGTCAGTCGCCAGCGCGCGGTCGCTGCGGAAGAACTGTACGGCCGCCTGAATCAGGGCACGCTCGAAGAGAGCAGCGAGTACGCTCGCAAGCTGCGCGAAGCCGTCACCGATGCGGACCTGGCCCTCATCAAGCTGACGAGCGATCTGCGGGATGTGAGCGCCCGGGTGCCGACCGAAGGGCTGGCCGAGGGGCTGGCCCGGGTTCGGTACGAAGCTGAACTGGTCGGGACGACCTTCGACACGACGGGCGCGGAGATTCACCTCTACACGCAGGCGCTGATGGAGGCGCAGGCGCGCGGGGATACCACGAGCGAGACCGTGCAGCGACTGCGGGAGCGCCTGGAGGAATTGAAGGGCCTGCGCGAGGTCAAAGGCATGGTGAGCGACATCTTCGGCGCGCTCAACCGCGCCATGTCGACGGCCATCACCGGCATCATCCAGGGCACCACGACGGCCAAGGAGGCGTGGCACAACCTCGGCCAGTCGATGATTCTCGCGGTCAACGAGATGATCGTGAAGCGCGCCTTCAAGGCCCTGGAGGCGGGCTTCGATGCGATGCTCGATGCGATGGACGCGCGGGCGATGGTCAGCATCGCGCTGCAGATGATTCTCCAGGCCTTCGGGGGCGGTAGCGGCGGTTCGCTGACGCAACTCGCAGGTCCCGGGTCGACAGGCACCGCCAATGCGAACATCCAGGCGGGCGGCGGCGCGGAGTGGGGCTATATGCAGCGCGGGGGCGTTGTCACCCGCCCGACGCGGGCGATTGTTGGTGAGGCAGGCCCCGAGGCCATCATCCCGCTCAAGACGGCCGAGCGTGAAGGCCTGCTCGATGGGCTCTGGGGCGAGCAGCAGGCGCCCGTTGATGCGGCATGGGAACGCATTGCGCGGGCCTTCGAGGCCGTGGCGGCATCGACCCAGGGCGCAGGGGGCGGGGTAGACATCACCATCGTGGACCAGCGGAAGAGCGGGGAGCTTGAGCAGAAGGAGACCACGGCGGAAGATGGGCGCCGCAAGCTCGAAATCTTCGTCAAGGATGCGGTCAAGGGGGGCATCGGCACGGGCGAGTTCGACCGACTCCTGGGCGGGCTCTACGGCCTGACGCGGGTGGGCACGCCGCGATGACTCCGAAGCGCACCACGATCACGACGCCGCGTCGCTACGTGGAGCCTCGGCCCTTCATCCCGGTGCAGGGCCGCATCGAGTTGGTCAACACCTTCGTCAAGGAGATTCACCACGAGGCTGCGCCCGGCGAGACGCTGGCGGCCATCGTGGGCCGAGTGACCTCGACACCCAGCGCCGTGCGCGTGCACATCGTCTCCCCCTCCGGGCTTGTGCATGGGCCGATCCCGCCGAGCCAGTGGGAGCGCATTCGGCCACGGCTGGGGCGGCGGGTCGTCTTGCGGGTAGTGCCGCAGGGCAGCGGCAGCGGGAACAAGGATCGCGACACGGTGACGATCCTGCACCTCATCGGGGTCATCGCGCTCTCCTTCGTGCCCGGCGTGGGGCCCATCCTGGCCATCGTCGTCAACATCGCGGGGCAAATCCTCATCAACGAGATGTTCCCGCCCTCGACGCCAGGCAAGGCGAAGGCGCTGACGGGGCAGAAGGAACGGGAGCACCAGAGCGAGACGCTCTCCATCACGGGCTCGCAGAATCGGGCGTATCCCTACGGGCCGATGCCGGTGATCTACGGCCAGCACGGGGTCTTTCCGCCATGGCGTTGAGCCTTGCCTGCGTGGCCTACGAGGGCGACGACTACCTGCTCGTCCTGGACGGGGATCGGGTGGTCCCCCCGCAGGCCGTCGAGCGCCTGACGCTCCGTCGGGTTGGGCGCGTCGCCCCGACGCGGCGCTTCCGGTTCATGCTGGTCGATGAGTCGATGCCTGCGGCGCGCGGGGGCAACGTCCCCTTCAACGTGCGCGGGTTCACCTGGTCACCCCGCCTGCCCATCGAGGTGGATTGCGGCGGATTCTGGCACGCGGTGGGCGAGGTGGAGAGCCTGAATCAGCAGGCCCCCGGGGTGACGGTCGGCACCGAGGGCTGGCACGTCATCGGGACTGGACGCCTCTACGCCTCGGCGCTCGCGGACTTGGTCTGGGCCAGCATGGGGGTCGACCTCGTTGGGGTCTGCGTGCGCGCAGACGTGACTGAGGCCGACGGGTGCAACCTGCGGGGGCGCTTCACCGGGGTCCGCGTCGACTACCCTCGGCGGGTGTGCTTGCGTGGGGCGCGCATCCTGAGTCGCTGGGAGGACTGAGATGGCCGTCTGGCCGACCGCAGGGGGCTTCCCGCAGACCGTCGCCTATCGGGACTTCCAGGAGCAGACGCCTGCGGCGACGATTCGCACGCAGATGGAGGCGGGGCCCGACAAGATTCGCCGCCGCTTCACTGCGGCGCCACGCCCGTTCAAGGTCACGGTCCCGCTGACCACGGCGCAGGTCGCCACGCTCGATTCCTTCTACGTGACCACCTTGAGCTATGGTGCGCTGCCATTCGACTGGGTCCATCCGCGCACGAGTTCCTCGGCGGCGTTTCGCTTCAAGGGCCCGATCACCTATGCGCGGCTGGGCCCGGACGCCTGGCAGGCGAAGTTCGATATGGAGCAACTGCCGTAGTCCATGGCCCGCGCGCTCTCGTCCGCTGCGAAGTCCACGGTCTTTGCCCAGCAGACCAGCGAGGCCGCGCTCTGTCTGTTGACCATCACGGGCACGGGCATCGGAGTACCGCTGCGCTTCGTGAATAATCAACTGGATGTGGTGAGTCGCGGGAACACCTACCTCGCCACGGCCTTTATGATTAGCCTGCCCGATGAGCGCGACGATGCCCCGCCGCGCGTGATCCTGAACTTCGACAACGTGGACCGGCAGATCGTCGGGGCCATCCGCAGCCTGACCGTCGCGCCCACGGTCACGCTGGAGGTGGTGTTTTCCTCGGCCCTGGACACGGTGGAGGCAGGCCCCTTCGCCTTCACCCTGCGGAACGTGGACTACTCGGCCGATGTCATCGCGGGGGACCTGTTCTTCGAGGACTTTCTCAACGAGTCCTTCCCCGCCGATTCCTTTACACCGAACAACTGCCCGGGGCTCTTTTGATGCTGCCCCCCTGGGTCGCGCGCTACGTCGGCATCCCGTTCGTGGAACACGGGCGCACCCCGGCCGAGGGGTTAGACTGCTGGGGGCTGTGCCGCCTGGTGTGGAAGGAGCACTTCGGGATCGAGGTGCCCTCGTACACCGAGACCTACCGGACGACGCGCGAGGGAGAGGAGGTGGCCCGGGCGCTGCGGTCGGAGCTACCGGCGACGCCATGGCGGACGATTCCGAGGGCCGAGGCGCGTCTGGGGGACGGGCTCTTGTTTCGGCTCGCGGGCTATCCGATGCACGTCGGGCTCTTCTTGGAGGGCGACCAGTTCCTGCATGCCGATCCGCGCGCGGGGACGGTCATCGACCGGCTGAGCGCGCCCTGGTGGGAGCGGCGGCTCCTGGGGGTCTATCGCTACGATGGCTGACGACGTTGAGGTGGTGGCGGTCTCGCATCCGTTTCGCCTCACGCGCGAGGAGCGGCGGCTGGCCCCCGGCGCCACGCTGGCCGACATAGTCGCCCTCGCGCGCGTGCCCAAGGACATGAGCGCGCGCGTCTTCATCGAGCGCAACGGCGAGGTGTACGGGCCCATCCCGCGCAAGCAGTGGGCGCGGATACGGCCGCGAGAGGGGAGCCGCGTCACCATTCGGGCCGTTGCGGGCAAACAGGACGACAACAAGACCCTGCGCATCATCCTCATCGTCGTCATCATCCTGATCGTCCTCATCCTCATCTACTTCTTCCCGTATGGGGCGTACTACTGGATCACCATTGGCGCGGCGGCGATCATGGCCGTCAACATGCTGCTGCCCTATGGCACGCCCAAGGTCGGCAGCCTGGCTCGGATCGAACCGAGTTGGGAGAGGGAGACGCCGACCTATTCCGTGGCGGGCGCCCGCAACAAGGCGGAACTCTACAAGCCGATCCCGGTCGTGTACGGGCAGCATCGGATTTTCCCTCCCTTCGGGGCGGTGCCCTATACCGAGTTGGTCGGGAACGACCAGTACCTGCGTCAACTGTTCGTGGTTGGCCACGGGCAACTCTCGCTGAGCGACCTGCGCATCGGTGACACCCCCATCGCCAATTTCCAGGGCGTCGAGACGGAGATTCGCGAGGGCACTGCGACCGATGAGCCGCTGACCCTCTACACCGACGACGTGAATGAAGAGCCGCTGTCCGTGGCCCTCACCTATGCAGGCGGCTCACAGACGCGCACGGGCGGCCAGGTCGCGGATGAGGTCTCCGTCGACATCGGATTCCTTCAGGGGCTGTGTGTGTTCGCGTCGAATGGCGGGACGGTGCCGCTCCAGGTCCAGATCACGGTGGAGTACCGGAAGGTCGGCGACACCGAATGGATCAAGCCGCCCGGTAGCCCCATGGTCATCGCAGACAATCGCCTTGGGCAGGTGCGGCACGGGTTGCGGTGGACTGGGCACCAGCAAGTCCGCCCGACGAGCGACATCACGGTGGGCTCGTGGACGACCTCCCCGCTGTGGTCGAAGCTCGACGAGCAGGTGGCGTCCGACGCGGACTTCATCCAGTCCGGGCTCGACCCGGCGAACCAGATGTGCGAGGTGCGATGCGGGAGTCTCAGCGACCCCGCATGCACCAAGGAGCACCTGGTGCGCTATCGGATCGGGAAGGACACCACGGGCGGTAAGGTGATTGACTTCACGGTGGCGCTCTACCAGAGCACGACGAGCATCGCGACCTGGACCCACAGCAACGTCGATGTCTTCGCGACCTATACGCAAACCTTGACCGAGGCCCAGGCCAAAGCGATCACCGACTACACCAACCTGCGGCTCCGCTTCACCGCGAACGTGGGGTCGGGTACTGGGTCGCGGCGCGGGGTCGTGTCCTGGGCAGAACTCGACTTCCCGCGCCCGGCCGCAACCTACGAGGTTCGACTGACGCGCGACACCCAGGATTACTCCACCGCTGACGTAAAAGACGATTCGACCTGGACCGCGCTGCGCACGATCCGCAAGACGGCCCCCATCACCAAGAGCGGCCTGTGCATGGTCGCCCTGCGCATCAAGGCGACCGACCAGTTGAACGGGGTGGTGGACCGCTTCAACTGCCTGGCGCAAGCGATCCTGCCTGACTGGGACAACGGCTCGCAGCAGTGGGTGACGCGGGCGACCTCGAACCCGGCGGCGGCCTACCGCGCAGCGCTCCAGGGCAAGGGCAACGCGCGGCCCGTGGCGGACGCGCGGATTCACCTGGCCAGCCTCCAGCAGTGGGCGGTCGACGCGGCGGCGGCGGGCATGCAGTACAACCAGGTGGTGGACTTCCGCCACACCGTGTTCGAGCAGTTGCGGGATATTTCCGCCAACTGCCGGGCCGCCTTCACCATGATCGACGGGAAGTTCGGGGTGATCCAGGACAAGGCGCAATCGAGCCCGGTCCAACACTTCACGCCCAAGAACACGATCAACTTCCACGGGCGCAAGTCGTTCCTGGACATGCCGCATGCCCTCAAGGTGCGGTTCATCAACCCCAACGCGGACTGGCAGTGGGACGAGCGCATCGTCTACGACGACGGCTACGACGCGGGCACGGCGAGCAAGTACGAGGTGGTGGAGACCCTCGGCGTCACGAGCGCGGACCAGGCGTGGCGCATCGGGCGCTACCACCTCGCGGCGCTCCGGTTGCGCCCGGAGATGTACGAGTTCAGCGTGGACGTCGAGAACCTGATCTGCACGCGCGGTGACCGCTGCCAACTCAACCACGACGTGCTCCTCGTCGGGCTGGCGGCCGGGCGCATCGTCTCCGTGCAGACGAGTGGCTCCAACTGCACCGGCATCACGCTCGACGAGGCGTGCCCGATGCAAGCCGGGCCGAGCTATGGCGTCCGCATGCGCTACGCCGACGGCAGCAGCGTAGTCAAGAGCATCGTGGCGAACCCCGGCGAGCAAACGGTCCTGACGTTCGTGGCGCCGTTTGCGGCCCCGTACCCGGCGGTCGGCGACCTGGTCCTGTTCGGTGAGGCGGGGCTGGAAAGCATCCCCGTCATCATCAAGGAGATTCGCCACGACCGGGACTTCCTGGCTCGGGTCATCGCGCTGCCCTACGACGAGGCGATCTACAACGCCGACCAGGGCACCATCCCACCCTTCAATAGCAACATCACGCTGCCCCCCAAGCTGAACCAGAACCCGCCGCTCCCGGTCATCGAGGGGGTGACCTCCGACGAGACCGTGATGGTGCGAGACCTCGATGGGTCGCTCGCGGCTCAGATTCTGCTCTCGGTCCGTTACACGCCCACCTCGGCGGTGCTGGCCGATTGGGTGGAAGTGCAATACCGCTACTCCGACTCGACGTCGGGCTACATCGCCCTGCCGAACATCACTCGGCTCGCGACGAGCATTTTCATCCGCCCGGTGCAAGAAGGCCAGGCCTATGACATGCGGGTCCGCACGGTCAGCGGGGGCGGCGCCGTCTCGGACTGGGCAACGGCCCTCAACCACACCGTCATTGGGAAGACCTCACTCCCGCCCGCGCCGACCGGACTCACGCTCAGCCTGGCGGGCGTGCTCTCGTGGACCCTCAGCCCCACGCCCATTGACTTGGCCGGGTTCATCATCAAGCGCATCCCGGGGGCGAATGCCATCTGGGATCAGGGGCTGACCCTGCACGACGGAGTGCACTCGTCGTCCAACTTCGCGACGCTCCCCCTGATGTTCGGCCAGTGGACCCTGATGGTGCGGACGGTCGACACCTCGGGCAACGAGTCGGCGACTGCGGGCTCGCTCACGCACGACTTCGGTACAGCGCTCCTCCACAACGCGGTGGAGACGCGCGATGAAAAGGTCCAGGGATTCCCGGGGACCAAGGTCAACTGCACCGTGCAGGGGGGCACGGGCTATCTCATCGCGGATCAGGTCACGACGGGCTTCTGGTCGCAGGACAACGCGCTCTTCTGGACGTCGAACGGCAACCTGTTCTGGGTCGGCACCTACAAGCAGATGACGTATACCTGGACCTATACCACGGGCTCCAGTGCGGGCGACACAAGCCTGCTCCTTGACATCGGCGCCCAAGGCAACTGGAAGGCCGAGTACAAGAAATCTGCGGACTCGACGTGGCTCCCGGTGAATGGGGTGGTCCCGGGCATCCTCGCAAGCACGAGCTATGACATCCGCATCACCATTGATGCGGGGGCGGTGCAGGGGATCATCTCCAAGCTGATTCTCTACCTCGATGCCCCGGACATTCAGGAGTTGATCCAGAACTTCGCGGTGGCGGTGACGACGGGCACGCGCCTGACGCTCACCAAGACCTACCGCGCCCTCAAGACGGTGAGCCCTACGGTGGTGACCTCGGGCGGCGAGACGGCGATCAGCGCCAAGGCCGATGACAAGCAAGCGCAGAGCGGGGCGAACAATGGCCCCCTCATCAAGGCGCTCGATGCGAACGGCGCAGTCGTCGCGGGGCACGTCGACGTCATCCTCCAGGGCTACTAGAGGTAAGATAGGCCATGCCTAACGACCGCACGCTGGCGATCAGCAAGGTGCACCCCATCGTCTTTCGCGGTAGCGACCTCGTGATGGCCTGGATTTTCACGGCGACGTTGCAGCAGGGCGACCAGCAGGCCATGGACACCGCGACCATCGAGTTAGACCCGAGCGAGCGCAAGCTCCTGGCCGAGTGGACTCGTGGCGAGGTCGACGCGCTGATCCAGTCGGCAGTCGCTGCGGGCCCCAACAAGACGCCAGTTCACCCGCGCCTCCTGGCGCTCCATCGCGTGCTCGATACGCGCTTGACGATTGAGGAGCGCATGGACTTCGACCTCGGGAGTCTGCCCGCGTGAGTTCGTTCCCAGCGGCGAACTACCTCAGCAACGCGGGCCGCACCGAGGGCGAGATGAAACAGGCCTTCGAGGATTGGCTTGCCACCGACAAGCAAATCCCGGGCGCGGCCGTGGCCTTCTCGACCCTGACCATCGCCTCGGGCTCGATCACGCCGACGGCCGGGCAGGGGCAGTACTCGGTCGACACCGAGGGCGCGGCATCGACCGATGACCTCGCCAACATCGTGCAGACGAACCTCCCGGATGGCAGCGCGCTCCTGCTCAAGTCCGTTGCCTCGGCGCGGACGGTGGTGCTCAAGCATGCGGCGGGCGGTGCGGGCCAACTCTCACTCGGCGATGCGGCCGACCTCTCGCTGATTGATCCGACGATGTGGGTGCTGTTCCGTCGCAACGGCACGCAGTGGGATGAGGTCTGGCGCTCGTGGGGGAGCAAGAAGGCCGAGTTTCGGGCGCGCTACGGCATGTCGGACCTGCCGGTGGCGAAGGGGGCGAACCTCACCGCCGCCTCGACGCTGACGCTGGGTTCGGATGGGGACTTCTTCCACGTCACCGGCACCACGACGATCACCGCGATCAGCACGCGCCCGGCCGGGACGCGCGTGACCCTCGTCTTCGACAGCACTCCCCAGTTGACGCACTCGGCCTCGCTGATCCTGGCGACCGGCGGCAACGAGACGATGGTGGCGAATCAGGTGAAACAGTTCGCCTCCGAGGGCAGCGGGACGTGGCGGGAGATTCAGCCAGCGGTCAGCGTCGGCGGGGTCTGGGAATACACCAGCGCAGGCTCAGCGACCTGGACGCGCCCGAGCAACGTGTCGAAGGTGCGCATCACTGTGGTCGGGGGCGGCGGCGGGGGTGCCTGGGATCGTGGCGGCGGGGGCGGAGGCGGCGAGGCGATCTACGAGGGGAGTATCGACGTATCCAGTGACC